GTAGTGCCTTTTATGGCGCCTTGGAAATACATCCAGGCTCCAAAACAACAGCTCATTAGGAACCATAGAATATGTATACCATATTGTTCTATCATTAACTATCGCCTATAGTCTGATTCATAGTCGTAAAAGTCTTCATCCATGTCGTCGGCCGACAACCTCTTTAGCGCATCCAAATCGGTGGTCCTCAAAGCATTCCGAATATGCTTCTCACTACGGTCCTTCTGCTTTGGTTTAGATGGGCGGTCCTCATAGTCATCAAAGCGTTGATTACGAGAATACTTCTTAATCGTCATGGAACTAAAACCTCTTACTTAACATCATCCGGTAGGATTTCTGGGAATGCTAACTTAGCGACATCAGCTGTGATTCCCTTATACAGCTTATGAAGTTTCTTATCCTTGGCAGCAACAAGCATATCAGCTTCTGCACCAGGTAAAGATTCGATAATAGTAATAAAGATGTTCTCTCTTTTCATCTTGGTCATATTCTGACCTGGCTGGTCAACAAGGTAACCAAACTTACGAGCCTCAGCATGAATATAACCTTTATGGTATTCATCCTGCTGCTTCTCAATTCGCTTGAAGGGAGGAGCACCTTCTGGCAATGCTGCCACAACATTAGGATGGAATGCCAACTGAAGAACACTCTTCAGAGCAAACGAATCATTGGCCTTTAGGACATCAGCTCTTTCTTGCTTTGTCTTAAACTTGTTGGCAACCTCTAGTACTTCATACACATTATTATTCATTAGAATTCTCCAATATGTTCCATTAAGTTTTTCAGTTTGAACTTAATGAAGTAATTTAACAAATCTGCTTTCTTCTTTCCTTCCTGCTCATTGAACTGAGTAAGGATAGTGTTATAGACATCTACTGGAATCTTAGATAGGTCTACAAGTGCTTCGTTTCTCTTATATCCACGAAGCATATTCTGGTCACAAAAATCTTCAGGGTTACAATGCTTGACCCACTGATCGAGACTTTTCTGGCGGATAGGCTTTTGACGAGTGCCTGAGATAAAGACATCATCGCCTGATAGGAAGTTTGGAACACCATCACCTGAGTCACCTTTCATAATGTGCTCTTTCAAATACACATCAGGATTCTTATGTGAGATGAACTTCTTACGGACAGGGTCATACTGGGTGACGTTTACAAACTTTTGAAGCTGAATGAAATCCTTATCACCAGAAAGGATTAAAATCTTAGGAGCACTACCAGTCATTAGCAATGCGCCATGGTGATGGACAAGTGTTGAGATAATGTCATCTGCTTCAGCTGTATCTACCTTTAGAACTCGATATGGAAAATAGTCCTTCAGCTCTTCACGAATCTTATTAAAGCATTCGAAGATACTATTCCAATCGATATCCGATTCCTCTCTAGCCTTCTTTCGGTTAGCCTTATAGTAAGGATAGATCTTTCTACGCCAATAGTTCTTATCGTCACATGCAATTACAAGTTCGCCATACTCCTCACCAAACTTCTGTTTGTAGGAACGTATCGCGTTCAAGACCATGTGACGGACAAGGCCTTCTTCAATCTTGGCATCTGTGTGGTTGCCAAGTTGCATCATTAGGTTAGAAATCATAACCTGGTTAAGGTCAACAATTATCATGCTCTTTCTGGTCCTTCATCATCTGGATCTTCATCGGCATTATGCCATTCAGAATCCAGGAAATATTCAAGTTTATTAAAGTATTTATCAAAATCATCTACAAACGAATGCAGAGGATGGTGATGTTCCCTATACCGTAGTATAATCGAAAACACTGCTTCCCTCAACAGCAAAACATCTCTTCGGTCAAAATCATCCGTCTCAAAGCCGTATGCTTTGAGTAACATTATTGACTTATTAAAGATATCTGTCGCTTCTGGACCGGCCTCATTGTACCCCTCGACAAAGCTTTCGATATGCTTAGTTCTTTTGAGCTTAGGTTCTATCTTCTTCCGACGGAACTCAGCCATGCTAACGACGTTGTCGTTATTCGAGGATTCCATCTTCCTCTTCCTCTTCCTTAGCAACGATCGATTCAGTAAACAAAGGAGTCTTATAGGTAGGAACCATATCAAGTTCCGTAAACCCATCTTCTTTCATTTCCTTAACAAGGTTCAATGCCTCCATCTTACTGAGGTCGAAGAACTCAATGATACCGCCCTCGGCGTTACGAACAAAAATAGAGAAAGTATTAGTAGGCATATGCTAATCCTATGAAGAAACCAATAAAAAGGGGAGCAGAATATATAGCGACAGCGATCAAAATTATTTTGAAAAATGTTTTCATTACCACACTCTCAAGAGAACAGTGAACTCATTCAGACGACCATTCATCGGCTTAGCAACAGCCTTGATAGTATCGAACTGCTTGTTGAGCTGAGGCTTAGATGCACTCATTACAACCTTCAAGAAGTCCTCAGGCTTACGGAGCTTTTTGCTAACACACTGGTCAAGTTCTATATTAATAAGCGATGAACGCTTGAACTGAATGTTACTACCAACATAGCGACCAAGTTGGCGAGTCTTAGTGTTAAAGACCCAAAGCTGCTCACAACCAAGAACCTTCTGAGGATGGATTGAACCAATCTTGAATTCAAAAGACTCCTTACAGTACTTAACCTTAGAGAGCATCTTCTCGACGTTAGGTTTCCTAACCTTACGAACCCGAGCAGCCTTCTTCGTCTGCTCAAGTTGAGCAAGATCAGATTCTAACTTCTCATAGAATGCAACAAGAACCTTGATAGTCTTCTTACCATAGGCCTCATAACACTCAACGACAGCCGGATCACCATCTTTCAGGCGAGCCATCTCATCGAAGTTAAATTGAAACGCCTCACGGATGATCCGAGCATGAGCACCCTTACAACCTTGACCATTCAAGTAGTCGTAGACATTACTATCATACGGCTTACCAACAATGAAGTTATCAATCTGCTCATCGACCCAAGCGACATACGGAGTGCATGACTCCTTCAAGCGGTCACGAATCGAGATCACATTAGTTGGCTCGGCAACCTCGTCCTCATCAACATGAGTGGATGTTGCAATTGCCTGTTTCACAAACTCAAGAACACGAGCAGACTCGCCGGTATGAACACCACGAAATTCCATTCTAGCGATTGCAGCTATAACACGAGGCACATCACCACTAGTAGCCTTAGCAATGTCAATCTTAGAGTACTTATGCTGGACAAGGAACTGCCTCAACCAAGTCTTGTGGTCACTATCTTCGCTGTTATAGTTATACCAGTTAAAAGCCTCAACGAGGTTCAACTTGGTAGGTTCAGTGAACGTCGGTTCTGAACCGAGAGCACGAGCGAGAGAATCGTTACGCTGCTTTGCCATAAATTTTTGTCTTTGCCTCTGCGATGTGTTTACATTGATTGCGGAATTCGAACCCTGTACAAGTACAGGACCATTTTCCACCCTTGGACACTACATTATACACGTTACCCTTACTGCCGGCAACAGTACATTCAATAGTTAGTAATTTGCTAAATTCGGTCTTGTTAAGAGCTTTGCCTTCTAAGATCTGAAGGTCAATGACCCTATGAGCATAGATGAGTGACACAGGATGATATGAACGCCCGGTCTCAACAGCAAATGTGTTGCCGACCTCGTTCTTCCAGTATACAGGAATCGGTACGACCCTACCCGTATGAGTGTTATCATCCCACTCTCGACCAGCCACATTACTCGGATACCGAGTAGTGACCTTAACGAGAGAACCTATAGAAGGAATCTGCATCTTAGCCTACAAACTTGTCGATCACGCTAACGAGTTCGGGCGCGTAGACATCCTTGACAATATTGTCATGGATAACCTCAAAGCCCTCAACACGCATCTTACGAAGACGGAAGAACTGAACCTCATAGAGGTCAGGAACTGGATTGTACTTAACGTACACATAGCCCTTCCAAGGCGTCATCCCTGAAGTTTTAAACTTCAAGCCATCTTCCATGGCGACAAGATCCTTAGCACCCCAAGAGCTGAGCGCCCAAGCATCGATCGTCTTGATCTGAGAAACAATGGTCTGAGCAATATTCATTAGGCAACCACCTGGATGCGCGGTTCCGAACCCTTTTCTTCAGCCATGTCATCGAAGAAATGGCAACCAGGGAGAGGAGCAACGAAGAAGTCGATGGGTGAGTCCGAGTCGACCTTACCTTCCCATACGCGCTTGATCGTCTTTGCGCGGAACGTGTTGTTCTGATAGTTGACGCTATCGACGAGACCAACAAAGTAACAGTTGCTGACACCAACGAAGTCAAGGCTCTTGACGACGTCGCCCTTTTCTATATATTTCTTACTTTCCATGCCGTCCATTATACACTGTTGGTCAATAGGTGCAACAGCAACAGCTCCTTTAGAATCAAGGAGTTACACGTGTTTTAAAAACACCTGTAGAATCAGTAAGTTACATTCCCTGTAGAATCAAGGAGTTAGTAGTCCATAGGGAAACTGGCATGGTTTCAATGGTTTCTAGGCCTGGAGTGAAGCATGGAACATCATAAGACATAAGATGGTGGAATGCTTCGTGTTTAACTTCATATGGAGGATGCTGACGACCTGACTGAGCAATAATGACAGTGGATGTTTGACCAAGGTCTGCCAAATAGTTAAGAAGGTCTGTACTTGTTTGTTGACCATATATTAAATCTGATGCAAAGATGACAGACTGCTCAGCAATCTTAGCTTTAAACAAATCTTTAATATATGCAGTCACAACTTCATTGTTGTGTGTGCTGTTGACAGCAATAGTGAAGTCGCTGTATACACAACAATCAACCCCTATTGAAATTTTTGCTCCTGCTCTCTTAGCAGCAATTGCAACTGTGCCCTGACCTGTGCCTACATCATAGACGACTTTATCCTTTACTATATTTGGATTGTCGAGAATCCATCTGCCTAGTACAACTCCACATTCCCAGAGGTAGGGCCATTGCCATGAATGATTATTTTGTTGAAGTAGCTTTTTAACACCATCGTCTTTTTGGGGCAGACAAAACATCTCGAGTTCAGGTAGAAGGGGATGCCTTCTCCATTTGAACCCTATAGTTAGTGTTTCTACATCTGGTGTTATAGAAGAGAATTTAGCAGGAATGTCCATTCTTCTTTCCTCAAGTTCCAATCATAATTTCTATCAAAGTATTCTTTTTGAGCTTTTAAATAATTATCAGCAGAGTTTTTCTTAACAACATCAATTGCATGATGAAGAATTTTGAAGAACATATTAGCATGGGTATTGACATCTTCTGTATAATTATACATTAGTGCATAGTTAGCGCAGGTCTCAGGCAATGCAGCAAGAGAAGATGTCACTGTTAAGCATTGAGCTGACATTGCCTCTAGGGCACATAAGCAGCTTGTCTCTTGCCAGATAGAAGGATAGGCAAAAATATGAGCCTTACCAATTGATGTTCTTAGTTCTTCTTGGGATACGGAGCCATGATAGGTCATATTTGGATGTTCTTGGATTTCCTTAAATAGCTCTTGATATGGAGCATCTCTTTCTGCCCAACCATATAGCTTGAAGCTTGAGAATACATCAAGGTGAATTTGTGGATGGTACTTCAGCATCTCTTTAAATACTGGTACGAGAATTTCTAATCCACGGTGAGGAGTTGGGTGATAGATTAATCTAATCTTACCATGTCTAATGTCTGATTCATCTAGAGGTGACTTATCAATTAAATTCATTGGAATAGGATTAATAGCATTCTTGATTACAATACCTTCTGAATAAGGTACACCAAGAACGGTATGATACATTTGCTGTTGCCAATGAGATACAAAGACAATCTTTTTGAATTGTTTTCTATACTCAGGGTCCTTCAGCTTAGCTGACTCTGGATCCCAAGGTAGGTCATGTAACCAAAGGATTGGAATCTTGTCAGGATTAATATCTCTAACCCTTGATGGTATAATTTGAAATTTACTTAAAAGTTCCTTATCAACATATTGCTCTAAGGCTTGAGCCATGAGCTCTGTACCACCCTTAGAATTCTTATTTGTTTCATTTCTTTCAATCACTAGTTTCATTTTTATCCTCAACTACCTCTTCTGAGGTTACTAATGTTGCGTTAGGTCTATATTTAGACATTATAAGCTGAATATTTTCGGGAGGAGGAGATATGTTTTTCATCTCGTGGAAAACAATTTTCTTCTGATTAATTAGTTTCTCGATATATGTTTTATCAAGGTTTTCTTCAACATAAAGGCCAGCATGGGGGTTACTGTTTTTTCCTTTATGAGTTGGTAAAGGTAGATGGAAACTACTAACCTCATTAATTTGGTCATTAAGCTTATACTGAAATCTACCTTCGAAAAAATCAAACCCAATCACATGAAGCTCTTTATATGAACGGATTATGTTTGTAAAGTATGATAGGACCATGGCGCCTTGGGACATTCTGTTGTTTATATCTATGTGCCCATAAGCCTTTTTAATTAGGCTTCTTGTCATATCATAATTACCTATGAGAAAATAGTCCTTATAAATTTGAAATTCCTTCGAGTAGAACAGTTTTGGAATTGACACATTTGGTTTATTGGCATCGTATAGAGGAATCTGTGTTATATTAATAATCTTGAATGGCGTATCCTGAAAATACATGAAGTTGTTTACACGTAGAACAGATCCTACCCAAACATCTGTTTTGGAACCTAAAAATTTTTTAAACTCTGGGAATGGTACACCTTTACCCATTCTCACAACTACATCAAAGTTATCAATGAGACCCCCATACTCGTTAGCAAATAAACTAATTGCGTTGCCAACAACTAATACTCTCTTACCTTGGCAATATCCAATTAGTCTATTTTGAAACTTATCGTTGAGTCTCTCATTCCACATTAGAATCTACCGTACTTCTGGATTACCCTTTCTTTGTAGAAATTAAACCTATCAGCAAACTCAACATTTTCATAACCAGCATGCCAAGGGCCGCCATCTGTAAAATGAATTGCCTTTGGATTCTGTTGGTCGCTATAATAACCTACAAGATAGTTATATGTATGTGGAATAGAACCGATGTATTGATCATCACACCATTTGAATTCGTGTAGATATCCAGCAGGTGATTCAGAAACAACCTGAGGAGTCAATCTCTTTGTGAATGCATGGTCACAGTTAAATACCATCAGTGATGACCAATTCTTTCTAGGATACCAGCTTTGTTTTTGACCATCCATTTTTAATGGTTTAATTTGATCTTGTTGGATGTTATGCTTGACAACACTAACAGCTTTAGTTGGGTCAACAATATCTAAAAGTTCAAGTGGATCACAATTCCAAATAAAATCGCTGTCGCAGAAGATAGCATATCCATAGAACCCCTTGAGGTATGGAGTTAGAAATCTAGTAAATGCAAACTCCGTACTACCAACAGCCTGCTCTCTCCAATACAATCCATTATTACTAACATTGGTTAGATGAATTGTTTCAATCTCAATATCAGAATGATCCTGGATAGAAAGTCTGCATGTATCAGCCACACTTGATTGTTTTCTATCATGGCCAATAAAGAGTTTTATTTTTTCTTTCATACTTCCTGAACTTCACACAACCGATCTTTTATTTTGACTTCTGCGTACTTATATACCCACGAAGTCGCTGATGAATTTTTATATACAAGTTTTAAAGGGTCTTCATTATTGTTTGTATCATTGTAAATAACAATGAAGCTTTTGTTGGAGAAGGCGTTCTTTAATTTGTCAACCCACCACTCTAAAGGCTTGACTGTAGCATGAAGATTTTCTCCATTATTAAAACACTTGCCAGCAAGGTTACCAGAAATCGTCAGTAGGGCAGTGCCGTCTTCTTTCGTATAAGCAGCCAGCTCTTCGAGGACATAATCAACACTATCTTCTGGAACATGCTCCATAACATCAGCACAACAAACCAAATCAAAAACCATTCCTTGAGGAGGCTTTACGCTATAAATTTTTACTGCTGGATCGTAGCAATAGTAACATTGAATCATGCCGTTAAAGCGGGCAATTAAAGTTTTATTACCATGTTCTTTAAGGTTAGTATAATTGTGGATAGCTTTACCACACCCATAGTCAAGTAGGGTAATTGCCCTTGACTTATTATCGATGACATCCTGAATAAACCTAGGCAATTTTTTGCCTAGCTGGGATCCATCAAAAATTACTTTGCCACGGTCCTTTTCCAACTTTGCTGGTGATATTGTTTTGTTGGTCTCGCTAGCGATGTAACTGTCTTTACCATCATGCAGTCTCTGATATCTTAAAACATACTCTTCTAATTTATTCATCTCAAGGTCCTACCAAAGAAATAACTAATGATATATTTAGTCCTTTTTTAGGTAGGGGATAAGAAAATGTCTAATCAATTTATTATTAATCATTGTTGGTATATCATGGAATGGCTGCTCAAGCAAATACTTGCAACCATCTTTCCAGTTAGAGTTCTTTAAGAACATAGCATAGTCTTCAACATGAAGATTATTAGAAGGGTCAAAGTGAACCCGTTCCCGAGGCTTCAACACACTTTCACAGTACATAATATAACTCCCTAGGCAATCTTTCTTGCTAGTTCCAACACCTGATCCACTATAGGATTGTTTCTGTTTTGAACGTATCCTTGTCTTATAAACCATCTTGCATTCAGTGGCGTAGCGGCCTTCCTGTCCTCTGGTACGTTTAGCTTTTTGATTAACTTCTCATAAAGCTCTAACTTATTGTCCTCTGTAACCCTGTTCATAAACGTGCTGCTCCATTTCTCTCATTTCTTCGCTTAGACGTTGAACACAACCTCTATTGTACGACCAGTAGAATCGTGAATCTTTTGGATAAGGGTTTCTACGATCACATAACCTATAGACATCAGCTTGTCTATATCTTAGTTGTCTCCAACTTCTATCGTGGTATCCGTGGTATCGATACGTGTAGCCTTGACTGTTACCAAGTACCTGTGGGCCAACGTTGTAACCAATAATTGCACCTAGTACTGTTGCTGCAGTCTTACCATCACCATCACCTATAGTGGAGCCGAGATATCCACCCGCAATTGCACCTAGAAGTTTTTCATCTTCCTCATCTGCATAGGCAGCAGGAACTAACGCTAATAGACAAATAAGTACTAACATTTTCATGGCACACCTCTCTAATTACATGAATATTTATGCCATTGACCATATTCCATCAAAACAATATTTAGGTCAACAACTAAATTTCCTTTACAATCAAGGAGTTATATGTTGTGTGGTGTATCCGAGAATATAACCTTAACATTATCCGGTAATGCATTGACAATTGCGTCAATTAAACCAAGTCTGCTACCAGCATCATGCTCTTTAGAGTTTTGGATATATCTATAAACACCAACTTGGTCAAGGACATCAATCTTATTGACAATAAGCTGAGTGATATCATTTACTCTTGCAGCATACGCCAACTTGTCTAGATTGATCCAATTACACTTTCTAGGACGGCCTGTGGTCGCTCCAAATTCCTGTCCTAGAATTTGAACCTTCAATAATTCTTCACAATGCATACCAAACTCTTTTGTTCCAACATATGTTTCATATGCTTTGGCAACACCAATGATCTTTCTGATCTTCCTTGGCGATACACCATTCAGAACAACAGAACCAATAGTACAGTGGGAAGAAGTAACGAAAGGATAATCACCCCAATCAATGTCCAAAGCAAAGCCTTGAGCACCTTCGGCCAGAACACGAGCGCCAGCAAGATAGTCAAGACTATCCACAATGGTGAAACTATCAGTGTTAATAAGACAGTCGCCAATATGAGTGCCAGTACGTCCATATTTGTCTTTATAGGCTGGGCCTATTCCTTGTTTAGTTGTTCCAATTGCTGTATCTTTATTATCTTCTGCCAAGTGGTCATCTGTGACAACATGGGCTCTTGAATCAATAAAGATAAGACCACGAGTATATCTGCCATAAGCTTGAAGCATTTGAATTTCTTCTTCAAGCTTCCTCACATTGACGACACAACCAATACCAATCAATGATCGGATGCCGTAGAGAACTCCAGCTGGCACTTGATGCGTGACAATCTTCTGACCATTGTGGTAGATAGTATGTCCAGCATTCGAGCCACCATTATATCGGAGAACTAGGTCGTACTCTCCACTACTTAGTAAAGAATGAGTAACCTTACCTTTCCCGGTATCACCTGACTGGAGGTCTACTACGGCATCACAAAAATTAACCATTAGTGCATACCCCTAACATTGTTCGTTAGTCTTGCATAATCCTTTAGGTCAGGAACGTCGTCAAGATTTGTTACGACATATTTCATCATGCTCTTATACTCGTCACTAGATAACGTCGTCTTGTAAATCATTAGGACGTTACGAAGCTTGGCAGCACAAATTGCATAAGGGTCATGTCCTTCATCGAGAAGACGAGCAGTGTCCCTAATGTCATGCTCGAGGATATACGCAATTGATTGATCAGAATTCATACAGGATACTTCTCGTTATGACCGGTATACCACAACTCCAAAGTATTAATTAAATACCTCATCTCATGTGGAGTTGGCATATCGTGAATAGAGTTATAAGCAGACATTTGTTTGGCAAACTCTCTAAGAACTTTAAGTTCTTCCATTGTGCCTCGCGGCATCACTTCAAAATCACCATTAGACGGATAAGACATAGACCACCTCATTACAAAAGTAGGGATACTATCCCATCATACTATTAGGAAGACAACTAGTGATAAAAAATATGATTACCTATTTGTGCAACTATTCGTTTCGTGTTTGACCACGCTGGGTTAACGTAGGTAGCATGGAAGTACTTAGCCCCACCAACAACATTATATGACCTTTTGTTAATCAAAATGTTTTCGGCAATCTTCAAGGACTCTTTCCATGCCTGACCATATTTTGGCTGAAGGTTATCTTGACATACCCAAGAGAACTGGCAAGTACCTTTTGTCTTTTGGTAAACAACCCCACAAACAGTTCTTGGAAACTGATTGCTCTTAACCCTATTCATTGTAACTTGAGCAACAGCTAACTTACCATTATAAGGCTCTGAACCAGCCTCATAGTAAATATTCTTGGCGAGGCATTCAACCTCACGCATGACCTTTTGTTTTTTATCGTAAGATAGCTCAAGAAATTCCATTCGACTGTTCATGTCGTCCATTTGAGCTATAAGAAATAAATTCTTATCTTGCTCTGCTTCGAGCTTATCCATTACTGCAAAATGTATTGAAAACGGAACATATAAGAAAAAGAACAATGCTGCAAATAGTCCACCAAACCTGATAAACAAGTTATGGTTTCTATCAAAGTACGCTTCAATGCGATTTAATGTTTCTACTGCTTTCATGTTGTTACCTCCATTTATGCAGTTATAAATAAATCTATGCATGACAAAGTTTTGTTTATACACATACCAAAGACTGGTGGGCATTCCATCAGACGTTTTCTCAATCAAAACAAAATGGATAAGTGGAAAAGAGAGTATATTTTTACTCACCACGATCCTTTGTTTTATCTAGAAACTGTCAACGATTTATCTAATACCTTTATCTTTTCTGTTGTAAGGAATCCCTTTACAAGAGTGTTTAGTCATTATGTCCACGCAAGGAACATAAAGCAAATCAATCTATCATTCAATGAATTCTTAAAGTACATAAGATACAATGGTAATGTATTTCTTGTTCCAGCATTCTACCCCTCATTACCGTTAGTGTGGTACAATCAATCATTCTACCTTCACAGCAATAATGGTCAGATGATTGCTAATAAAATTTATAGGTATGAGTCACTTTCAGAATTTGAAATAGATTTTGATACAAAACTAGAAGTAACTAATGTTGGTGTGTACACTAAATCAGATTACCTAACAAGTTATTCAAAACAAAATATTAACCTTGTTAAACAATTATATTTCGAGGACTTCATTCGATTCAATTACTCAGATAATTTTGACGAATCAGTTGGCCTGGTAAAGGAGTAGCGGTTACCCGCTACTCCCTCGACTCGTCAGTGAGTCTTACTTATTTCCTGAAATAAACTCATTAAGGCGCAGCGCCTTTCTAATGACTTCATTCTCAGAAAAATAGTCTGGCAAAGATGGAGCAGCTGGTGGAGTCTTGCTTGCATTCACAGCAGCACTAACTTCGTAATTCCACTCTTGCTCAATCATGCTTCTTTTAGAATGATATTCCTCAGAAAGCATATCCTTTGCCAATTTAACTAATTCTAATCGAATTTCAAACGGTGTCATATTTTTATCTCCTATGTGTGTTATGTGTGTCATAATGTAAAAGATGGTGGGCTTTTCGCCCACCGTCCTAACTCGTTCTGTTACCAAGTGAGTTAAACTCTGGAACCTATACTGCTATTAAGCAGCTAGAGCCATTTCGAAGTAATCGTCGTTTGCGTTTACTTATTTTTGCGCTGATTAAGTCAGTCGCCTCACTGGTAGCCGTCGGTTTATTACTTGCCCTGTCGAAGCCAAATTCATCCCCGTAGTGGTGGAGATGTCGGGGGTCGAACCCGAGTCCAAGACACCTTTAGTCGTCAGTTTACTACCATTATTTTTTCGTAAGCCAATAAATGTAGTTGCCCCAGATAGCGATACCAATTAACCAGTACCAATTAGGCAACCATTCCATACTCTTCTCTCAAGATCTTCTTGTACGGTTTACCTTCTTCAATTAGAAGAGTAACAAGTTTCAATTTGTCGGCGAGAGCTAATTGTTCATCCTTCTCTAAGGATACAACAATTGTTCGCAGTTCATCAATAGTGATTGGAAGATCCATTTGTTCAACCTCTACATTACCAAATATTTATCATTATACAAGATTCAAATGGTCAAGTCAACGTCATATATTAATATGAATTGCCCTGCGATATTCACCCAGCCCAGCTCTTACTCCTTTGGTACTTCTGTGCAACGGAAAAATAGATATCTCTTTGCATTTCTCATTTCTGAGTTTGAAAGAAAACCATCGCTATCTTTATCTGCTCTTTCAAAGAGACTCTTTGATACAGTGCAGAAGCGGTTTAGGTCTTCTAGTGAAACTTTGCCGTCCTTGTCAAAGTCATATTGTGATACACGGTCTTGTGCGAATGCTGGCATTGCAGCAAATACAAGGGCGAGAGCTAACTTTTTCATTTTGATTTTTCCTTTAGTAAAGTATATTTGTAAACGTAACAACCAACCAAAATGCTCCAAGCAATAATACTGGGATTAAAATTAACCCCCAATTCTGTATAAACTGCAGAGCCTTATTCATTATAGAACATTCAATGTAGGTTCGCCAACCTTGCGGTTGCACTGGCAAAGTTCACCAGTTTGCAATGCATCAAGGACACGAAGTGTTTCATCTGCATTACGACCAACAGCTAGGCTATTAACTGTAACGTGCTGAATTGTATTTGTTGGATCAACAATAAATGTTGCACGAAGAGCAGCACCAGCTGGATTGAAGAATACACCTAGCTGGTCAACAAGACCCTGGATCTTAGTACCTGGATCAAATTCATCTTCTAACTTCGAGTAAACATATTGTGTACGCTGTGTATCAGCAAACATCCAAGAAGTTGTCTTCTTTAGATCTTCGTGTGCATTCTTCCATGCTAGTTTACAGAATTCGTTGTCTGTAGAACCAATTAAAAGAACTGCATCTCTATCAGCGAAGTCTTTATTTAGCTTATCGTATGCTACAATCTCTGTTGGGCATACGAATGTAAAATCCTTAGGATAGTAGACAATTACTTTCCACTTACCCTCAAATGACTTCTCTGTAATATCTTCAAATGCACCTTCTGGTGCTAGAGCGCCTGGCTTAACACCAGTGAGCTTGAATGAGCTTAGTCTATCACCTACTGTCTTCATTTTGTTTTTTCTCCTTAATAAGTTCCTTCTCAAGTTTGCCAAATTCACGTCTATAGACTGTCTCACCTTTATCGGGTGATTCATAGATGTATTTCTTTTCTTCCTGTTTTTGTTCTGTCATATGTATACCACTCTACTTTAAAATAGTAGTTTATCCAATTGATTGTTTCTTTTGTTTTGATAGATTTCAACTATCAAGTAATTCCCATCTCTTTTCTAATCTTTGTCGCAGAGATAGCCTGAATGTCTTCTGAGAGTTCAATCTTGCTGATCGTATATCCTACATCACGACCATAGGAAATGTCAACGATATTGGGTACCCAAATGATTTGAAACTTACCAAAGTAGTCTGAAAGCTTTCTGAACACATGGCGTTCTGTTTCTCTATTACCAAATGGATTCTTACTATCTTGTGGCATAGAGCGAATAAAGATAGCAACTTGACCTGTCTTCTTTAGCGCTTCTTCAAACAAGGCCTTATGGCCATCGTGGAATGGCTGATATCTACCCATCATCTGAACTGTTGGCTTTGTCCAATCAAAATCTTCCATTGCAATTGTATATGCAATTTCGTTAAGTTCATCTTCATAGTCCCAAGAATTAATCCAGAACATAAATTCTTTTGGTTTCTGAAATAGCTTGTTTGTATCTTGAAACCTACCTTCCTTAATTGTATCCATAAAGATAACAATCTCACCAGCAAACAGATCTTGGGTTTCTTTTGTTGGACAGACAAAGTCACATACTGCATGGCGACCCCGGGCGTTAGCTTCTTCAGCAAGCTTTCTCATTCGTTGAGCTTGTCTCAATCTACCTTCTGGGGAAAAGTCCCAATCGTTGAATTTTTCTCTTACCTTATCAGCATTGAAGTGTTCTACTTTGCCTTCGTGGCCACCAAGAAGGTCAACGAGTTTCATTGCGAAAGTGGTTTTACCTGAACCGGGTAATCCCATTACTAATATTGTCGATGGCATATTAAATCTCCACTAAATGCTTATGATGGTTTATATAAAACAGCGCTTGCTCCCACGCGCCAGGTATTGGCTTGGGGTGATCATCAATTATGATAACTTTATCAGTATTGAATGGTGTGGGGACCAAGTGCTGGGTTAGCTGTTTATAATTTTTGATAGTGGCCTGACTAATGTTGAGGCGATCAAATTTCATTGGTTTGATTTCATCTTCATATGAAACAACCCTGATGTTTGGATACGTTTCATATATAATTCTCCACATCATCAACTGCTCTAAAAATACATTAACGTACATATGAAGCCATCTAAAATTAATCCTTATTTCGTTATAAGTTTCAGCTTCCATGTTATTGGTGTAGATGAAATGGCCATCTCCTTTCAGCCTTGCTATCTCTGATCTATACCTGGCATTAATTTTTGAAATAAACTGGGAAGTTACATCTCGCCTATGCGGTAGGTAAATATTTACACCACTCTTTGCACAATAGTTAATGAATTTCCAGTCAATCGTTAGCTTCTCGAGATTTTCTTTGACGGTCCATTCCTCGTTCGTATTTTCAAGAAGCCGAATGCGGTTCTGCTTAGCCTTAAAATAGTCAATGTAATTAGAACCTCTTGTAGCTAAGTTGTTGTGTTTTTGTACTATGTTTGTTTGAGAGAACTCTTTATACAAGGCCTTTAATTTATTTGTATCTGTGTTATAATTATAATCCCTTACCATAGAATGAAGTCCCTCACCAAGGTTTATGGAACCATCATTGTAGGCTATAATATCAGTAAGTAATGTACTACCTGATCTATTTGTAAAAAGAATTAGATTACTCATTTTGTAATTAAATATTTTTCAATTACTGGTTCAATAACATCCCAATTCGCTATTGTATTTTTTTCTTTTGTAGGAACGAGATACTCTTCTTGCTGAAGATATTGGTCAAATAACTCTTTTGATATTGATGCAGACGTGAAATCACTCTTAGCTATTGTATCTTCATAGCACATTGTAACACCGTGTTGTTTATATCTATCATGCAGGTAGTGCCATGTATGTATAGATGAACCTATTTGGTAACACAGATTATGCATACTCTTCTCGTCATATGTAAGCGATTCATTTTGAGAGCTTTTTGTCTTATTAGTATAGATGTGACCTGACCATGGTCGTTTATTGTTTTTCTCCCTTGCCATCGCTGTTACTAGACTACGCATCTGCTCCACTTTATTTGATCTATATAAGAAATAAATTTCAAAGTTATATTGTATAGCTAGCTGCAAGATTTTGTGAGGAAGTGCAGCTGGATACGTATAACATTTCAACACAACATCATTATATTGCGCAAGATCAGCAGCAAACGAGAATGCACGAATTATTTCATTGCTCATTTCATAATAAAAATCTTCCGGCCGTTTGTTGTTTAAGTTTACTCTTGCATTGAAGTTACCCTGTTTAATGAAATCCACAACTCGTGGTGGCAACTTATTTAAAATTTGAGATCTTATTTGATGTGACAATATTTCATCGAGGTTCCAAGCATTATACTTAAATGCCAGTAAATCAGCAAGTATAGAACTTCCGGTTCTTGGTGTAAAGAAAATTATACAGTTAGCCACCGCGCCTTAACCTTTCACCGCTACCAATTGTCTTAGGATCAGTTTCATCAGTAACATACTGATAGGCACCCTTGTTATAGGCAATAGCAATTCGCTTACTCTTAGCAATGATAGCCTCGCGAACATGCTCTGGCTCTTTAGCTAAAACTGCAGCATCGGTCATTGATACACGCTGGGTGAAGCAGGCATTTGTCTGAAGCGACTTTGCCTGCATAACAACCTCACTATCAGGTCGGGGCGGACGATAGTCTCGAGGGGTATATACAGACTTGCTATCCATGTATTTTTTAATATCAAGCTTAGTAGCAATAACGCCACGAACCTTGCGCTTCTTTTTAGGCTTGAAGCGAGCACGAGTGTAGATTAACATACCGTCCACTATACGCACATTGAGCAAATAGGTCAACAACTAAAATTCCTAATAGAATCAAGAAGTTAGGCTAGCCCAGCTTGCTGTAGCGTTTTATTAGCCTCTGCATCGACAACTCTCTGCCGTAATTCCGTCGTAGAAAATGTATGTTCTCTTTTGTTAAAATAGAACTTAATACCACGTTCAATACATTCACTACGACCGGTAAACTCTCTGTGCTCATATTCGTCACCTAGAATGCGAATATTGATTGAGTATGCTAGAAGAATATCGACAAGATCTTTTTCTGTAGCATATACCACAACTTCATCAACATATTTGCAGGCCTGAAGCTGAACATATCGTTCAAAAATACTTTGGACGGGTTTGTTCTTTTCCTTTCTATCGAGTGTTGGATCTGTTTGTAAACCAACAATCAAGTGGTCACACTGCGTCTTTGCTTCTTTTAGCATAATGACATGACCAGCATGAAATAAATCAAATGTCGAGCAAGTAAATCCTATTTTCATAATCCAATATTCCTTCTAGTAAATTTTACTAAAATGTTATCATTATAGTATTTGTCTGACTCTAGAACTTCATTGGCAAACTGCAACTTAGCTTCCCAATAGTTTGTTTCGCCTCGAGTCTTACATAAGCGAACAATTCGTCTAATAAACTTGTCTTTACCTAACCTTTCAATATCCTCTAACAAACGAGGAGAGGACCCGTAGTAGTCCTTCCAATCAGACTGCTTACGCGTCTTCCTTTTCTTACCCTTAACTTGTTTGGTACCAGCTTTCGTAAAGTACTTACGGCCTAGATATAACTTGTTATTATCTAAACACTCAATCTCGTAGATGAAGCCATAGTAGCCTTTAACATCTTCATCCGTAAGTTCTTTGTCATTATAAAACCACATAATATACCTCTTGGTATATTTATGCGTTAGTGAGAGGTAATCCTTAGTGGGTCAGCTTTAAGCCCTTTCATGAACCCCGGCGATACACAAGCATTATAGGCAGCTGGCCTACCTTGAATAGTGGAGATTCTGTCCCCTACCACGCATACTACTGGTGGTGGATCCATAACACATCTTGGTATACCAAATGAATCGTGGATAGAAAGAATACCATCAATAGTAGTATTCACACCGCCAAACTCTTTTGTATAGTAGCCTTGCATTTTATCAATCATATATCTTGCCATGGCAGGAGTTATAGCATAGGCATGAGTGCCTTCAAACTTATTGATATCCATAAATGATACTTGTTCATCTGGACGTTCGTAATCTTCTGCCTTTAGTACTCTATATCCAAGCATTACTAGTTTGTTATCTGGTATCTCCGTATCATAGAGTTTATCTTTTAAAATCGCATCATGTTCAAACACACAGCATGCAGTTGGCTGTTCTGCTATCACTCTCCAAAGTTTAAGATGGCTAGCAGTGCATCCCATTTCTGGAGTTCTAGATACCCACGTGAACCCTGTTACAGCCTCTAGATCCTCACCTCTTGTTGTTTCCATACTAACTCCTTCCCAGAGTGTGTATGGCATACCATGCTCTTCACAGGACCTAGCACATTCGTTTGCATATTGAATAGATTCAGGCTTATTAATATAGATGATATAGGCATGGCGAATTTTACCTGTCTCACCAAACGCCTTATGGTTAGATCTATCTAGTTCCATACTATCGCCACCAATAGTCTTCTCGCCCTTTATCTTATGGCCTCTAACTATTACGCTGCCCAAACATCCTCCCAAGAACCACTTAGTGCGCCCTTGGCATAATCCGTTGCTCTATTCTCAAAGAAGTTAGTATGGGTAGGAGCATTAATCATCTCCTCAACCCAAAGTAATGGATTCTTCTTTACTTTGAAGATGCCTTTCATCCCAAGCGATATGAGACGTCGATCAGCGATGTATCGGATATACTTCTTGACGTCTTCCGAAGTAAGATTCTCCATCTCTCCCCCCTCGAACGCCAAATCAATAAATTGATCTTCCAATTCGACCATCTTAGTTGCAATAGTATAAATTTCAGATTTAAGTTCATCATTCCACAACTCCCTATTCTCTTCGATATAGGTTCTGAATAACTTAATCATTGCTTCGGCATGTTGAGTTTCATCAACAATACTCCAGGTAATGATCTGGCCCATCCCTTTCATCTTGCCATGGCGTGGAAAGTTAAGTAGCATAATGAATGAACTAAACAATTGCATGCCTTCAGTGAAGGCAGAGAATGCAGCAATGTTTTGTGCAATTCTCTTTTTGTCACTCTTTGTAAACTTTGCTAGATAGTCATGCTTATCCTTCATTGCTTGATATTCTAGGAACTGATTGTATGTATCTTCCGGCATGCCTAAAGTTTCAATCAAATGAGAATAAGCAGCAACATGTAATGCTTCGCGAGCAGCAAAGCCAGCCAGCATCATTCTAATCTCAGGCTGAGGAAAAAATGGAAGATAGGTCTTGATGTACCCGCCAGCAACATCAATATCGCCTTGAGTAAAGAATCTGAAGATCTGTGTTAAGAACTTCTTCTCATTATCGTTTAGCTTATTCTTCCAATCTTTTAGGTCTTCTAGCATTGGTACTTCAGTATGCAGCCAATGGCTCTGCTCATGCTTCAACCAAGCGTCATAGGCCCATGGATAATTGAATGGCTTAAAGTATGATCGTTCATCTGTAAGTACTAACTCTTGCTTTGTTGTCATTTGTTTTTCCTATTTCTCGATCCAACCTGTGATAATATATTTTTCACCACTTAATGGTTGATTGCCTCTATGAGCATGTGTGAAGTATGCAGGCCAAATCAACATCTGACCCATAACTGGTTTAAATCTAACTTTTTGATATAGAAATTCTGTTTCACCACCATCATCAACTGTATTAAGATATAATGAAAACGCAAGCAGCCTGCGGTGGGCCCTGCCCCCTGCTCCATGCTCATGATGCCAAACATGATAACCTTGGCCAGGTACAGTTTTCTGTACCTTTGAGTCTTGTATTGATAACTTTTTCTCAGCATCAGGGAATCCAGCTAAACCTGGGTAAGCCCTACAATACTCCTTCAGGCACTGTTCCATCAATACTTTACTAAATTCATTTGAATGAATATAGACTTCGGCAAGTTCAGGATTCTTTTCCAACATAAACTGAGAAATATGTAAACCATTAGCAGTAGTTGATAAATCATCTTTACTAAATGGTGATACATTCTCACTTGATTGTCTGTTAACAACCATCCCAGCTTTTTCCGCATTCTTGAAGAAGCGTATATAGTTATCACACTGTTGCTGACTATATGCTTGATCAAACACACCAATAAAGTCATCTCTTATATGAAATTTCATTTGAACCATCCCTGAATCCATTCAATTAATATTGCCAGAGCCCAAATTATAAACATCCACTTAATTATAAATGCACCCACTGGATCACTTTCGCCATCGTTGTCAAACGCTTTCCAGTTTATATTATAATTATCACTCTTGGCTTTTTTAAGCGCTTTTGGTCTTTTAGCATTTAAAGACCTCTGTGTTGTCTTGTAGTAACCACCACCAGCACCTTCAGTTGTGCGGATATATCTCTGGCCATTTGATTTTGTGGTTACAGTTCTTCTAATACCTCTACCACCCTTCATAGTACTACCAGCACTGTGAGAAGTAGTGGTACCACCATAACCTCCTGGTCCTTGGCTTATGGTTCTTGATCCCTGCTTAGTTGTTTTTCTATAGTTAGCCATTAGCCTTCACATGCCAAGCATTCTGTACCTTCTGTTAAAGCCTTGATATCAATTTACTTCTTTTCCTCCACGTTGCCATTCACTTATGTTGGCACAACGGTTGATGTGTTGTATGGTATATCAGCTTCGGCTTCACTAAGTAATTCAAACTTTTCCTGGAAGTCTTCATCTAAAGAAACAAAAATACGGACTCCACCATCATGGTAATTTATAACCCAATAGCCTAGTCTGGCTGGCACACTTCGACCACCTGTTTGAACAATAAATGAATCAGCTGTTAGTGTGTCGGCAGTAGCCCACCCAGAGGCGTTGACCCAGGCATAAACATCATTGATGGTTTCTGCCGTGACCTGCTGGGCTTCGATCTTGAATGGTTTTCTTTTAAAATGTGGCATTGTTTATCCCTCGCATGCTAGGCACTCAGTGCCTTCTGTTAAAGCCTTAATATCTATCTCCTGAATAATCTCACGCTCGATCTTCTTGGCAACCTTATCAGCCTTACCAATTTTCTCAGAACGACAATAGTATAGAGTCTTTAGTTCATGTTTCCACGCCATATAATGTACAGCATGAAGGTACTTGACATTAGCGTTTGGTCTAAAGAATAGATTAACTGATTGACCTTGATCAATGAATTGCTGACGGTCAGCTGCATGTTCAATAATCCATCGCTGGTCAATTTCCATTGCAGTCTTGAATACATCTTTTTCATAATCTTCTAACCCATCCAAATGTTGTACAGAACCATCGTTAGCAATAATAGACGACCAAATCTCTGGTAGCTTATCTTCGCTATATTTACTCTTTAGTAAATTATTTAGATATTTGTTCTTATAAAAGTATGCTCCTGAAAGAGTGTCCTGTCTAAATCCGTTGGCCCTATATGGTTCAATTGAAGGGCTGGTGTTACCCATAATGATACTGCTAGAAGCATTAGGAGCAACAGCCATAAGATGGCTAAAGCGTAGACCTGTTCCTTGAGCATCTGGCGCCTCACCCCTTTCCTTCCCCAACTGCTTATTAGCTTCATTTAACTTCTCTCTAATGTTTTTAAACATTCTCATGTTTGCTGACTTAGCCATTGCAGATTCAAATGCTAACATATTCTTTTGGAGGTAGGCGTGGAACCCTAGCGCGCCAACTCCAATTGATCTTTCTCTTGTTGCTGAGTACACAGCTCTGTGGACTGGCTTTGGTGCATTATCAATAAAATGCTGTAATACATTATCTAGCATTTCTGCAACATCACGTAGGAACCTTTTATCGTCCTTCCACTCATCATAGTACTCTAGGTTTACAGAGGATAGACAACAAACTGCGGTTCTCTTCTTGTCGGTTGGTAGAATAATCTCAGAGCAAAGGTTTGATTGCTTTACAGTCAATCCTTTATCCTTTAACCACTGAGGAAGGTACTTGTTAGAAGTATCAATAAAGTGGAGATATGGTTCGCCTGTCATCATTCTTAGTTCAAGAATTTTCTGCCAAAGCTCTCTTGCTGATACCTTCTCCTTTACTTCACCTGATGCTGGGTCAACTAGTTCCCAGGTATCATCTGCATTAGCATCTGTCATACACTTCTCAATAAGTTGCATAAACTTATCAGGAATATTAATGCCATGGTGAAGATTCAAGCAACGAATATTCTGATCACCAGTTGGCTTTCTCATTTCCAAAAATGGAATAATATCTGGGTGGCCAATGTCTAGATACGCTGCATAAGAACCTCTGCGAGTTCTACCCTGACGGTAGGCAAGACAAGACGAATCATAGATCTTTAGGTGGGGCATGATACCAGTAGACTTCTCGTCAGCTGATCTAATACCTAGACCAATACCAACACCACCACCAAGCATCGAGAGCCAATTAGTTTCTGAAAGAGTGTCTACAAGGCCTTGGGAAGAATCATCCATGTAGTTGAGGAAGCAGGAGATAGGTAGGCCCTTAGATGTTCTACCGTAAGACAGAATAGGTGTAGAGTAAGATAACCAATGCTTAGAAGAATAATCGTACAATCTCTGAGCATGCTTTTCATCTGTACCAAATGCTTTTGATACAAAAGCAAAACGATGTTGAGGCGATTGTTCATCATCACGCATGTAAGATTCTTTCATTCTCTTCATGCCATGGTCGTCAAATAGAACGTCTCTCGAAAGGTCGATGTTGATGTCTAGATATTTCATTTCAGCCCTCGGGTGATTGTAGTTTAATAATAGAGCATTGTTTACCATCATCTGATATAACCCATGCTAAATTATCACCCTCTTTCCAACCCACATGCTGCATAAGATCAGGAGGAAATAAAATAACTAGTTCACCATTCTCTTCAACTACCTTCGTAGTCCATACTTTTGCTTCATATTCACTCATTATACTTTCTTCCATTTTTGTAGTTCTAATAATGCTTCCATGCCTTTCTTGGCATTTCGGTATACTATACCAGAAATCTCCTCTTGACTCAACCCACTTAGGACCATATCATTAACATCTTTATGCTGAATGGTAGGTGGCCAAAAAGTTACTCTGTATCCTTTATCTATCATCTTTTTCATACGCTTGACAGTGTCTACATTGCGAGGTTCATTGTCAAAGCAGAAAATAAGTTTATTATTTAGTCCAAGCTTCTCGACATCACCATTGTCGCCACCAGCCATAGCAATAGAGTTTGGTAGGAACAGCGAATCAATAGGACCCTCTACCACAATAATATCTTGGTTAATATCAATTGTATCAAGACCAAACAGCCTAGGTTTAGTCTCATCCAGGACAATCGTAATGTATCGAATTTTATCGTTGCTGAGCGCTCTACCTTGATAACCAAACATTGTCCCTTCTCGGTCAATCAATGGTATCATTAACCTGCCACTATCAACATCAGTGTTTTCAAACTTACCAGGAATCAACTTATTGGTAAACTCTTTGAACTTAGGACAGTAGTAGAGTAGGTAGTGCTTATTGGAAGGGATCTGTCTACTGACCACATACTTCTTGGCAATATGGTCTGGTTGTAGCTGGGAGACCTTCTTTAGCTCTTTCAGTGGCTCAAACTTCTCAAATCTCCTCTTAGCAAACTTAGACATATCAGGCTGAAATACGTTCGCAGAAACAGTCGAGGTAACGGCTTGCGTCGCCCTCTCCCTATACTTCTCGAGAACATATTCCTTATGTAATACTGGGTCGACAAATTTAAGAGCACTGTCAAAGCTCGTAGAGACACCACAATTATGGCAATGATAGACCACATACCCCTTAGAGTTCTCTAAGAGATATCCTCTTGTCTTGTATTTATTGTTCTTAGAGTCGCCGCAGTAGACGCAGCGAAAGTTAGCCTGGAACGGCTTCTGCTTTTTTACTTTATATCTTGGGAACTTGCTAGAGGCAAGGTTAGCATACTTAATATCAATCCAAAGCATCTTATAACCCTAATCAGAATGGCGACACGCTGATTATACAGAGAGAGGGCTGAAAGGTCAACTATTTCCTTTTGCTATGCATATTGATAAACCAATGTGCAAGCTGCTTTTTTCTCGGGGATGCTGAGCTGGATGATCTAACTTTCTTTAGTTGAGCAATTGATTTACCTTTCAAGCCATGGCGTGCCATATCGCCCTTATCTTGAGGGTTACGGCCGTCGATAAAGTTTTCTAGGAATTGCTTAAATTTCATGTTTTTCGTACACGGTTATTATATAATTTTCTTGGTTGACAATATACTTTTTTTCGTCATTAAATAACACTGATCTCGTTTTAATTTTTGAATAAGGATCAGTTAAATTTAATGGTAACGCATATTTGCTTATTGCGCATGATATATTTACATTATTTGTAATATCAAGCACCTTAGTAAGTTTTAATTTTGGCTTTAACAAATCAGGAACGCTAAAGTTTTCAAAATGCGAGCGATGTTCAGCCACTATTAATTTACCGCCGGTCTTTAAAATTCTAGCACACTCTTTAAAATATGTTTCGTGGGGAAGATAATATCCACTTGCTTCAATCGATGTTATAACATCGACACTATCATCACTCAAAGGTATATCAGTAGCTTGACCTACATAGAAATCAATATCCTTACACCAACTTCTACAAAAATTTATTTGCTTTTGACTTGGGTCAACACCAATAATTTTACTGAATGTAAAATTGTCTTTGGCAAAATCAACTCCACCGCCGCGGCCACAACTAAGATCTAAGTAAGTTCCTGTAAAACATTTTCCTACTGTTAGAGCTTTATAATAAAGGTGAGCTTGATATTTAAAAAATTTATTATTCAAATTTAATTTGAATAACACCTCCGATACTGGTAGATTGTATTCATCCAATTCAACGTACCCATCATTCATGAATATTACTTCATCACTAAATTCAAACTGCTCATACTTATTAATTGGTGCAATAAGTTTTTTTTGTATGTCCTGTCTATCCATAATTTAATTACACGACTATGTGAATTCGCTCTTGTTGCTCCCTAAACCGTTCAACTTGATATTTAATTTCTTCTGGAGAAGTAGCTAACAAGCTACGATCATCTGGTGCTTGTCTAGCATATTCCCTTCTTAGCTCAATATATTTTTCCCACATAGCTGCATTATGAATTGCATCTATAGGGGTCACTTTCCTAGCATCATTCGGGAAAATGTTGAGACTACCCAAGCGACCAATCCTGCTGCCCCCACTACGATCCAACGCCATTTGTTGAGTTCCTCGATCTTCTTCGCTTGTGATCTATGCTGCTCGGCGACTTCCTCGCGCATTGCTTTGATTTCTTGTAGCAAATCAATGCGCAATTCATCCATCATTGATTGTAATTCTTTACGATCATCAATGGTTCGTTCGTCGAGTTTCTCAAGAGTCTTGTCAAACTTTTCGTAGATTACAGAGAAGAAGCTGACCTTCTCTCTCATGGCAGCTACTTCCATTTCTATTTTTGAAAGTCTATTTTCAAAATCAATCATTTTTGAAATGCTCTTCTCGGTGATGTTTCTTTCATCTTTTTAGTTTTCTTTTTCATCATATTTATAAATTTATTATAAACACCAGCAGGACCTGTTTTACCCATAACCTTTGCACGTTGTCCCATGGCAACAGCTGCTTGTATTTTATGAGCATGACT